ATTCAAATGTCTGGCAAGAAAGGCGATGTAATCCACATCCCTAAGCCTACTCGTGGTTCAGCTTCTGCTAAGGCGGAATCAACTGCGGTAACAATCCAAGCGAACCTTGAGTCAGAGTTGACTGTCAGTGTTGACCGTCACTTCGAGTACTCACGTCTGATCGAAGACATTGTAGAAGTACAGGCTCTCAACAGCCTACGTCAGTTCTACACTGAAGATGCTGGCTACCAGCTTGCTCTTAAGGTAGACACTGATCTTATCAATGCTGCTACTGGCTTTGGTGATGGTACTCGTACTCAGACTCCAGCTAACACTGGTGCTAACTGGGTTAACAGCAACAGCTATTACTTCAATGCCGCTGCTGGCCTTGCTGCTTATGCTGTTGACACTGTAACTTCAGGTGACAACTTCACTGACCTTGGTTTCCGTGAAGCTATTAAGCTGATGGACGATGCTGACGTACCTATGGAAGGTCGTTGCCTCGTAGTCCCACCTGCAGTACGTAAGTCTCTGATGGGCATTGAGCGTTACGTGTCTTCTGACTTCGTTGGTGGTCGTGGTGTAGAGTCTGGCCTTATCGGTAACCTTTACGGCGTAGACATTTACGTTTCAAGCAACGCTCCAGTTGTAGAAGCAGCAGGTCAAAATAGTGCTTCTTCTGACGACACTCGTGGTTGTTTGTTCTTCCACTCTGACGCTCTCGTTATGGCAGAGCAAATGTCTGTCCGGTCACAGACACAGTACAAGCAGGAATACCTGTCAACACTGTTCACTTCGGACACTCTGTACGGCGTAGAAGTATACCGTCCAGAAGCTGGATTCATCCTCGCAGTTTGCGACGAGTAAGTCCACTAGGGGGTCAGCAATGGCCCCTTTTCCTTTCTCCTCCTTCTTCTCTGCAATAGGACTTTCCGATGTCGAACTACACTAAGACTACAGACTTTGAAGCTAAGGACTCGTTACCTACAGGCGACTCAGGAAAGATCATCCGTGGCGCTGAATTTGAAACAGAGTTTGATGCAATCTCCACAGCTATTGCAACCAAAGCTGACACAGCAGGGCCTACGTTTACCGGAACCCTGACCTTTGAAACTATTTCTGACGGAACCATTGGCGTTACTGCATTCGTTGACGAAGACGATATGTCGTCCGACAGTGCAACTCTGGTTCCTACACAGCAGTCCGTAAAAGCGTACGTTGACTCACAAGTCACCGCACAAGACCTAGACTTCCAAGCTGACTCTGGCGGTGCGCTTAGTATCGACTTGGACTCTGAGACACTGACCTTTACAGGCGGCACTGGTGTTGATACGTCTGGCTCAGGTAATGCTGTTACCTTTGCTATTGACTCTACTGTTGCCACACTGACTGGCACTCAGACGCTTACTAATAAGACTCTCACGTCTCCTGACGTAAACACTCCTGACATTGACGGTGGTACTATTGACGGTACTGTCATTGGTGGTACTACTCCTGCCGCTGTCTCTGCTACTACTGTTTCTGCTACAGGCAACATTACTGTAGGCGGTACTGTAGACGGACGTGACGTAGCTACTGACGGCACTAAGCTGGACGGCATTGAGTCCGGTGCTACTGCTGACCAAACAGCCGCAGAGATTCGTACACTGGTTGAGTCCGCTACTGACTCTAACGTCTTTACCGATGCAGACCATACAAAACTAGACGGCATTGAGGCTAACGCTACAGCAGATCAAACTGATGCTGAGATTAGAGCCGCAGTAGAAGCCGCTACGGACTCTAATGTATTTACTGATGCAGATCACAGTAAGCTTGATGGTATTGAAGCAGGAGCAGATGTAACGGACACAACTAACGTTACAGCCGCTGGTGCGCTGATGGACTCAGAAGTTACTAACCTAGATCAGGTTAAAGCCTTTGACTCTGCTGACTACGCTACAGCCGCACAAGGTACAACGGCAGACGCAGCATTGCCTAGAACTGGTGGGGCAATGACTGGTGCAATTACTACTAACAGCACTTTTGATGGTCGTGATGTGGCTACTGACGGTGCTAAATTAGATGGTATCGAAGCAGGAGCAGATGTAACAGATACAGCCAACGTCACAGCTGCTGGTGCTGTCATGGACAGTGAGTTGACCAATGAGACTGCTGTCAAAGCTCTGAACCAAGGCGTAGCTACTACTGATAGTCCTACCTTTGCAGGCGTTACTGTTAATGGAACCGTAGAGTTTGACGGTCTGTCTGGCACAGGCTCAGTCAACGTCACAGACATCCTTGATCAAGATGATATGTCTAGCAACAGTGCTACTGCGTTGGCTACTCAACAGTCGATCAAGGCGTATGTCGATTCTCAGGTTGCTACAGCAGACACGCTGTCTGAGGTTCTTGCTAACGGCAACACCACGGGTGGTACAGACATTGCCGTAGGTACAGGCGACGACATTACCTTTGCTGATTCTTCCAAGGCTATCTTCGGTGCTGGCTCAGACTTAGAAATCTATCATTCAGCAAGTCACAGTATTATTGCGGATGTCGGCACAGGCGATTTATTGCTTCGCGGCAACAACGCACGATTACAAAACTCTGATGGTAGTCAGACATTTGTACATGGTTTTAATAGTGGTGCTGTAGAAATTTCTCATTCGGGCAATAAAAAGTTTGAAACAACCTCATCAGGCATCGACGTTACAGGTAGCATTTCGGCTGATGGTCTGACTGTTGATGGCAATGCAACAATTACCACGGCTGATAACAGCGACACTCTTACTCTTATTTCTACAGATGCAGATGCTAGTGCTGGCCCTAATCTTAAAATGTATAGAAACTCTGCATCTCCAGCAGACTCAGATGAATTAGGAAATATTTTATTTCAAGGCAGAAACGACAATTCTCAAGATGTTGTGTATGCAACCATTGAGACTTTTGCATTAGATGTAAGCGACGGAACTGAAGATGCCGTACTTAACTTTAATGTAATGAAAGCAGGATCATCTGTTTCATTTTTCAAAGGAAACAATACTGAAGTTGTAGTCAACGATGATTCAAACGACCTAGATTTCCGCGTTGAGTCTGACAGCAACTCTCATATGTTGTTTGTTGATGCTGGGAATGATCGCATAGGAATTAACCAGTCATCTCCAGAAAGAACATTCCATGTTCAAGGTGATGCACAAGTTGAAAATCTTTATAAAAATCAGTCGCTAACTGCAAGTTCAACAAGTTTTGTTGTTTCTAATGGTGTAAACACTCAGCAAGCATCTATTGCTTTTTGGGATACTCAACATTCTTCTTATGCAGGTCAGATTCATTTAGTTGGTCGTAGTAGTTTTAGCGGCACTTTAGCAAGCGCAGGTGAACTTCAATATTGGACTTTTAATGGTAGCTCTTACGCTAAAGAAGCATCTTTTGGCCCTACCGGTTATGTCTTTAATGAAGCAAGCCGTGACGCTGACTTCCGCGTTGAGTCTGATACTAACACTCATTTGCTGTTTGCAGACGCAGTAAACAACCGTGTAAACATCGGCACAAATGATGTTAGCTCGCAAGGTACATTGGCTGTAAACGGCTCTGCTATTTTTGGACGTAGTTCAACAACCACTGGTGACCTTTTCTCATCAGGCGGCGGAAACAACGGCACTTATAATGGTGTTGCCATCCTATCTAATTCAGATGAAATTACTGCCCAAGCAAACACTTCGCTTAGCTCTTGGATTGTGGATGTTGGGGGCCGAGCGGCAGATGGGGTAACTTTCCCCGTAAGTACCGCAGATAGTTTTAGCGTTCGTCGTGTAGCGGCGGGTGGCGCATATCTTTCTGCCGCTAACTATTTACAAATTGGTGCTGGGACAACTGTATTTAACGAAGACAGCAACGACCAAGACTTCCGCGTTGAGTCTGACGGCGCAAGCCATATGCTCTTTGTCGATGCAGGGAATAATCGCGTGGGTATTGGCGAGTCGTCACCTGATACTCCCTTGCACGTCACAACCTCATCGACAGGTTTTGCTACCACGCTTGAATCAACAAACGCAGGTTCTTCATCTGGTCCTAGTCTGCTTTTATACAGAAACTCTGCAAGCCCTGCTAGTAACGATTTTTTAGGGCAACTTGTGTTCCGAGGTAGAAACAGTGTCGCTCAAGATGTTGATTACGCAAAGATTTATACGCAAGCAACGCGGGCTGTGGATACTGACGAAAAGTCTAGCCTCTTCTTTGAGACGATGGCAAATGGTTCTGCTATAGCCGCTTTAACTCTAAGTGATACAGAAAACGTATTTAATGATTCCTCTGCGGCTGTAGACTTCCGCGTTGAGTCTGACAACAACACTCATATGTTGTTTGTCGATGCTGGGGCGAATCATGTCATCGTCGGGGGTAGCGTCAACTATGAAAATGCAACACTTCAAGTACAAGGCGCAAAAAACCTTGTAGTAGGAATACCTCAAGAAGGCATTGCTGTAACTGATACTACGGCTGTCGCGGCTGGTGTTGGCGGCGGTATTACCTTTAACGGTGTATATAACAGTGGCGGTGATGTTACTAATTTTGCGTCCATCGAAGGTGAAAAACGTATTGCAACCAGCGGTCATTATGATGGGGTTTTAGTTCTCAAAGCTCGAACAAACGGAACTAATACTCATGAAAGGGCGCGTTTCGATGATGTTGAAGCCGTTATAAATGGTGAGGGGCGAAACACAGACTTCCGCGTTGAGTCTAGCGGCAATGCCAATATGTTGTTTGTTGATGCGGGGAATGACCATGTAAACATTGGCACATCTTCTGACTTTGGCGGCGTCTTAAATGTCAATGGCGGCGCAGTGTTTGATGATGCCACTACCTTTGATCCAGACACACTTGGCACTGGCCGAATTGCTATTGGTAACGTGAATGATGGCGGCGGATTTGTCGCACCGGGTATTTGCTGGGGCGGCTCAGGCGGACAAAATGCCGCAATAGTTTCAACAGCAGGTGTTCTTTATCTTGGTGTTGGCAATAGATCAGCCGCAGATAACCTAGAATCTGTAATGGAGCTACGAAATACAGAGGTAACTGTTAATCAACTTGGCGCTGACCAAGACTTCCGTGTTGAGTCTGACAGCAACGCTCATGGCTTTTTCTTAGACGCATCTACAACTTCAGTAGGTGTAAACCACACATCAAGTCCCGGCGGTTACGCTCAGTTTGCAGTTAGGTTCTCTGGCAGTGACTCGAATGTAAACACTACAGGTGTAGCCATTCAAGACTCTGGAACTAATAGCAACATTAGCTTCTGCACTTTTTTTAATAGCACTGGCGGTGGAATTGGCTCGATTACTCGTGTAGGCACAACAAATGCAGTGAATTACAACACGACATCTGACCGTCGAGCTAAAGAAAACATTGCAGACGCAGACGATGCAGGCGCAATCATTGATGCAATCCAAGTACGCAAGTTTGACTGGATTGAAGGTAATCAACACCAGCCTTACGGTATGATTGCTCAGGAACTTGTAGAACACGCGCCCGAAGTTGTACATCAACCAGCAGACGAAGAAGACATGATGGGCGTGGACTACTCAAAGCTAGTACCCATGCTCATTAAGGAAATACAATCCCTACGTGCGCGAGTCGCACAACTCGAATCCAATTAAGGAGATAGCAAAATGGCAATATCAACAACATGGTCTGTAAGCAACATGGTTCGTAACGAAGCAGATGGCGGTGTAGTAACCGTTTACTGGTCTTGCGTAGCCTCAGACGGAACTTATTCAGCAACAGAAGGTGGCAAGCTACGTCTTACTCCTGATGCCTCTGCTGATGATTTCGTAGCCTATGACAGCCTCACAGAAGCAACTGTACTAGGCTGGGTATACGACAGTCTTATTGAAGGCGAGGAAACCGCCGACGAAGCTAAGGCTCGAATCGAGACCGACCGTACTGCAAAAGTCCAAGGACAAATTGATCGTGCAGCAGCGCAATCAGACGGTATGCCTTGGTAATGCCTGAGATTGATGACAACACCAAGGTAGCTATACCGCTAAGGAACTTAGTTGCTCTTGGTGCTGGCATCGTTATGGCTACTACTGCTTACGTAACTCTTGACACTCGTATTACTACGGTTGAACACAGCCAAGAAATACAAGACATGAACATACAAGAAAACTCTGCGTTTGTTCGTGAATGGCCTTTGGGTATGCGTGGTGCGTTACCAGACGATCTTATACAGAACGCTAAGATCATGGCTCTGGAAGAACGCAACGTAGAGATACACGAGTTACGCAGG